CATTTACGGTGGGACTCCCTCAGAAGTTGGGTTTAGTAAAGTTGATTCTGCCTTCTTGCAGAGTAATCAGATGTTTTATCATGTACCTTGCCCATTCTGTAATCAAGAGCATGTGCTGGATTTTAACAATTTAAAATATGATACCTATGCTGATGGAAGAATCGATCCTACTTACGGTAAATACGATCCGACAACTGCTTACTATGAGTGCCCACATTGCAAAGCTATTTGGGATGATGCAATTAAAAAAGCTGCTGTACTTGACGCTATTAATTACAATGATCTAGGTTGGAAAGCTACAGCAGAATCTACCATTTATGGTTTTGCTTTCAATGAGTTATTGAGTAGTTTTCCAGGATCTAATTTAGTAGCACTGGCTAAAAAGAAACTTGAAGCAGAGGTAGAGAATGAAAAAGGTAAAGATGGAAAACTTAAAGCATTCACGAATAATAGCTGTGGGTTGGCCTATAGCCCAGGGATTTTCAGTCTTAACGCTGGTATGCTTGCTTCTAGTCGTTTGGGGTATAGTGAAGGTACTGTTGAACCTGGTGGGATTATTCTTACGGCTGGTGTGGACGTGCAGCATAATCGTTTTGCTATTGTTATCAGGGCTTGGGGGCGGAATGGTAATTCTTGGCTGGTATACTGGGGAGAAGTTTATGGCTTTGTTAAAGACCCAGAAGATCCAGTATGGGCTGCGCTTACAGAAATCTTCTTAGCAAAGTATCCACATGCATTTTCTACACCACAGTATCCAGTTAATCTACCGATCTCAGCACTTAGTATAGACTCTGGTGATGGTAATACAACTCAGCTTGTGTATGATTGGGTTCGCAGAATGAAACGCTACAATAAGCATGTTTATGCTACAAAAGGTAGTAGTGATGCAGGCGCACATTCTAAAGAAATCTTCACTGTACCGCAAGCACCAGATGCTAAGACTGCAAAGGAGAAAAATAAAAAGTTAGCTGAAAGTCATGGAGTTGGAGTTTACATTGTAGGTGTGCAGGCTGGTAAAGATGAAGTACTGCGTAAACTAACTTTGTCAGGTAATAAAGACCGAATGTACTATTACGATGGTGTTAGAGCCGATTATGATGAACAAATACTGAGTAATAAAAAACGTAGAAGTGCTACAAGTGGTGCTGTACGTTACGAACTGGTAGCAGGAAAACGTGATGAGGCTCTTGACTGTGAAGTGTTAGCGTTACATGCTAGTAGATCATTATTTCTTCATTTGTGGACTGAGAAACATTGGAAACAGGCTGAGACAATGTTATCAGCTGCTTCTGTTCTTCAATCTGCTACATCATCAAACGTCACCCCAGGAATAAATTAATGGCTACTTTAGAAGAACTTAATGCAGATCTTTTAGTGGTAAATAATGCTATAAAACAACTTATTGCAGGAGAGCGAGTTACTAGGTTTCGTATTTCGTCTGGAACCTCGATAAGTGAGTATCAATTTACTGAAGTTACTATGGAAGTACTGCAGAAAGAAAGGGTAAGAATTCTCGCAGATATAGCAGCAATAGAAGGTAGTACTCCTTCCTTCAGGTCTGCTAGAATGCAAATAACATATAGCAAACTTTAAGGGGATTTTATGGCTATTGAAACAGCTTTTGATGGCGCTAATAGTGGCTATCGACTGGCAAGAAAAGGTTTGCTGGCAGGCTCTGCGGATACGCTAGCAGCTAGAGAACTTAAATTACTATGGAACCGAAGTCATCATCTTTGCAGAAATAATGCAGCAGCCTCCACCGCCCAGGCAAGACTTGTAGCTCACTGGATTGGTAAAGGTATTACAGTTAGATGGAGTTCTCCTGTAATGCAGAAAGCTTGGGATGCTTTCATTAAGAATCCTTCAGTTGATGGTTATGGGTCACTGGCAAATATGGAAAGCCTCTGGGGGTATTCGTATTTTGAAAGTGGTGAAGTATTTTCAAGAATGCTTATTCAGCGCAGGGATGATTGCCAGATACCATTGAAGTTACAGGTACTTGAAGCAGAACAGCTTGATCCTCAGTATTTTGCTCCAGGAAATATCCGGTATGGAATAAAATTTGATGATTTTGGTAAACCTCTGGAATATCATTTCTGGAACAGGCATCCGAATGAATATTCCTATGAAAAAGTTTTAAAGAGAGTTTCTATCTCTTCCAACGACATCCTGCATATCTTCTCTCGGGAGCGTCCAGGTCAGTGGAGAGGTATTCCTAAACTTGCTGCAGCTATGCTTCCTATTTATGAAATGGACGAGCTTACAGATGCTGCACTGGTAAGGCAAAAGGCAGCTCAAGCAGTAGGCTGGATTATTAAAAAACTAAATGCTGGTGGCCTTCCTTCTTTGGGTGATGTTGAAGATACAACTGACCCAGAAACTGGCGCTAGTAAGAAGATTCAGAAAATCTTACCTGGTGGTGTGCACTACTTGCAGCCAGATGAAGATTTTGAATTTGCTGCTGTAGATGATATTGGTGCTAACTTTGTTCCACTGCTTGAGCATGAATGGAGAATGATAGCTTCCTGTTTAGATGTTACTTATGAGCAATTGACAGGTGACTTAACTAATGTTAATTTTAGCTCTATCCGGGCCGGGTTAATTGAGTTCCGCAGACGTGTAGCAATGACGCAATCTCTGATTTTTATTAACAGAGGTTTGCTGCCACTGACGGAAAGATTCAAACAACTTGCTTCTCTGTATATAAGTGAGGCTGCAGGCAATGCTACTTGTAAATTTACTTTACCTAAAACTGAATGGGTTGATCCGCTGAAGGATGCTCAAGCAGATATTGCAGAGATTCGTGCAGGTCTAGCTACTTTGCAGGATAAACTGACTGAACGCGGTGTTGAAGATATTGATACTCACATTAAGCAGCTGGCTGCAGAACAAGGTTTTGAGATAGTTTTAGATTCAAACCCAAAACATAACACACAGGATAAAACACAAGTTTCTGACCCACAGACTGAAACACTTCCAACTAAAAAAGGAGCTAAGAATGTCCCAGCATAAGTATGTACGTCTATTAACCAGATTAATAGATACTCCACTTCTTATTAACAGTACTAAACTCGCTACTCTGACAGAAAAGATTGCAATACCTTTGATGTTTGGGCAGGTAGATGATATTGTTAGAACTGAAGTAAATGCAACAAAGTATGAAATTATTGAGAAACAATTGTCTGCTGGTAATAAGGTAGGACTTATCGAAGTTACAGATTCTTTGGTAAGTAAAGAAGTTAGTGCTGCTAGTGGTATGACTTCCTATCAGCGAATTGCTAGTCAAATTGATGGTGCAGTAGTCCGCGGGTTTACTACTATTGGTTTCGACATTGACAGTCCTGGTGGAGAAGCTTCCGGTTTGTTTGGTCTTACTGAAAAAATCCGTCAGCTTTCCACTCGTGGTATACGTACTTTTGCTTTTATCGATAATGCTACATCTGCTGCTTATGCAATTGCTGCCGCTACTCAGAAGATTTATTCCTCTGAAATCGCTATGAGTGGTAGCATTGCAGCTTTGATGGTACATAGAGATACTGTAAAAGCGGATGAAGAAGCTGGATTTAAATACACCATTTTCCAGTCTAAAGAACTTAAAGCTCTTGGACATCCGCACGAAAGTTTGAGTGAAGCTGCTACAGAGAAAATGACCTCTATACTTGCAAGTCTTGACTCTACCTTTAATAATGATATTGTAAAAAGCAGACCGACCTTGAACATTGATGCTATCATAGGTATGAAAGGTGCTTCTTTCACTGCTGAAGAAAGTCTACAATTAAACCTAGTAGATGCTATTGTGCCTAACATGGAAACAGCCTTAGCAGATTTTTTTAAAACAACCACCAGTCCGAAAAATCAAGGAGTAAAAATGAGTGAATCTGATTTAGCTACACAACTGGAAGCAGCTCAAAGCACGATTGTAGCTTTAGAAACTTCCCTGACAACTCAACTTGCAGATGCTGTTTCAGCAGAACGTGCAAGATGTTTGAGTGTTCTTAAAAACCAATCTACACTGAATTTGAGTTTGGATAGTGCATTATCTCATATCAGTAAAGGGTATTCTGCAGAACAGTCTTTGGAAATGATGACTGATACTCGTGCAGAATTTGATCGTCTGAAAGCTATCGATACTTCTACCTCTGGCAGTTCTACTGTCGGTTTGGATGATCCTTTGCAGCAAGATAAAACTTCCAGAACTGAATTCTTACGCAGCTCTTACAAAGCTGCTAAAGGTTTATAATTTCAACTTTTTTCTTAACTTAACTGAAAGGTAAATAACATGGCAAGAGATACAGTAAGCTATGCCCCTCTGCAGATTGTAGCTGGTGATTCAGACATTCGCAGTAAACAAGTTGTAATTGCAGCCAATGCTGGTGCTATTGCAGCTTTAACCCCACTGAAACGTGATGCTAACCACAAATGTGTTTTGGCTACAGCTATCACTGACGAAATCGTTGGTATTCTGGTTCCCGGTGCTGATTCTACAGAAAGTGCTTTGACTGGTTTGGCAACATCTGCCTCAGACCAATATGCTTTTGTTTACACTCATGGTGATTTCTTTGCAGATAAAATCAACTTTGCTTCAATTACCACTGCAACTGACAACAACAAAAAAGATGCTGTGTTTGATGCTACTGGTATTAACATTAAGTTTACTGGCACTACA